GAAAACAGGATCTTTCGCACACATTGTGTATTGTTGTTGAATGATCTGTTTTATGTTTGGTTGCGTCATATTATTTTACTAGTTGATTAACTAAAATTCCGGTACCTAATGCTGATAAAAATCCGAATCCGTACCATAAGCCTTTTTTGTCAGACCATTTCGGTTGCATCAATTTAATTTGTTCTTTGTATAAATCAATGTTAGATTTTAACAATTTAATTTCGGTGTCTTGTTCTGCAATATGCATTGAATCTAATGTTGCAATTGAATCTTGTTGTTTAACTAGACTGCGATACTTAACAATTAATTCATTATTAATATCGTCTGCTGCCCAAAGTGAATCTATTACAAATGATATATCTGCTAATTCAGACTGAGTAAAACATGTGTCTAGTTTTGTTTTTCCTTTTTGCGAAAATGCAAGAATTGGAAATAATAAAATGATAATTAGTTTTTTCATTTTTTTCTACGTGTTTTTTTCAAAATATTTTCTTTTGCATCTTCAATAGCTACTTCAACAACTTCAATTGTTTCTTTAGCTTCTTCAATTTCAGCAATTTCATTTTTCAACTTAACTGCTTCTTTTTTTGCAGCTACTGTTTTTTCTTTGATTACTTCAATCTTCTTTTCTGTCTCGATAATCTTTTCTGTATTATCTTCAATTTTTTCAGCAATTTTTTCTAATTTTTTTGATTTCTTCTTTGAAGTGAATAGAAAAAATGCAATAATTGCGCCGATACCGACAACGATAGCTACCCAATACTTTTTAATCATTTTCATTTGTTGTTTCTCCGTTTAGTTTATTTAAAAATTGTTCTTTAAATTTCTCAAATTCTTGTTGTACTGAATTTTCAAATTCTTCTGGTGTCATTCTTGCTGCATATGTTTCTAATTCGCCTTGACTATTTGTAACAAATTCAGCAACTTGTGTGTATGCCTTTTTTAACATTTCAACATCTCGTTCTGCATCTTGTAGCCATGCTAATGCATTTTCTCTAACTTTGTTACGAGCGTATTCATCAAATGTGCCTTCCGTTTTCATTTCATGTTCCATTTCAATCACACAATCAAAACACATTCCATGTATTCCGCGCATTTTTAAATCTAACATATGTGTGCCGGCGCATGTACATGTTTCTTTTCTACAATTAGGAAATGAACGAATTTCATCTCTAACGGACTGCAATACATCTGAATTTTTAGTTTTTCGAATACGGAATCCATCTCGTTGCTCAACGACATATGTTGTTCCCGAAGATGTAGTTTCTTCCCAGACATCACCTATTTCATGACGTTCGTTAAGCTCTGCAGATTTTTCTGCATCTGAGAATCCTACTGTTTTTTTTGTTTGAAACTTATGAGTGCCATCTAACATTTGATTGATGGCTTTGATATTTTGTAACTTTTTAGACATATAACTTTTTATTTTTCTTGTTTAGGGGCTGTATCTATTTTTTTATAATGTTTTGCAATAGTTCGCAACATTAATCTATAGAAATTTTTAACATCGACTGGATCTGCATCTTTAAATGTTTCATCGATTGCTTTAAATAGTATTTCAATTCTACTTAAATTAGATCGCTCTGAAGATAATACATCTGTAACTTTTGATATATTTAGTGTTTGACGTTCTTCAGGACCAGGTTCGGTTGCTGCTGGTTCAGTTGCTGCTGGTGCTGCATCTGTTGCAGGTGGTGGTGTTTCTGTTCCACCTGCCATTGCGCCTGCTATCGGTGCTGCCATTGCAGCTCCTGCTGTTGCATCTATTGGTGCTGCATTTGGATCAGCTGCTGGGTCTACTGGTGCTGCGGCTGGGTCGACAATTGGTTCTTCTGTTGGAATCGCAGTAGGATCTTCTTCTTCTGCAGGTTGTTCTGCTAATGCTCGTTCTGAAATAACTCTTGCGATTTTGCGACGTACATATTCTCTAACTAAACGTTCTTTTTGTTCTCTAGTTAAATTTTCAATTTTATCTTGCAAGACATCTTCAACATCTTTTTCTTCTTTATCTTGACGCTTTTTCATACGTTTCAAAGCTGTTTTAGGATCATAATCACCATCTTCTAAATCTTTATACAAACGATCATCTGCATTATATGTTGGATACATTTTTCCATCATCTTGCATTTCTTTATCTGTTTTGCGTAAAAGATTAGGAATTTTTTCACCTGCAGATTTTGGATTCAAGTTTCCGTCTTTGTTATCCAATGTATAATCTTTAATATCTTTACGATATGTAGGTTTTTTGTTTTCCGGTTTTTTGTATTTGCTTTTGTGTTTTTCAGCCATGATTTTTATCCATTTTATATAAATATGTTATCGTGCGTATTTCAGCACTCCTAGTAGTTGATTGACCGGCGCAAATGCACCTGTTAATTTATATGTATGTCCTCCGAAGACGAATACTATACCTTCAGACGGTATAATTGCTTCGAACCCACCTAACCGTTGTATACGGCGTAATTCTTGTTCTAATTTTTTAATTGTATTAGGATCTTCACTTACTTGCAATTCTTTAACTAATTGAGCTAAATCTGCTTTTAATTCTTGAACTGATTCAGATGGATTTGCTGCTAAGAAATTTTCTGCATTTTTTAATACCACAGCACCTAATCTTAAAAAGATTGTTTCAAATGGTTCCATGTTTTGTTTTTGATATACTTTAAAATCTTTTTTATCAAATTCAGTTACCCATGCAGAAAATTCTGGATTTGTAATTTCTTTTTTCAATACAGCAATATTAGTAGATTTATCATTAAATGCCCAACGATAAATTAATGCAGTTAAAATATTCTCCGGAATCTCATATCCTAATTCTTTAGCTTTAGTTTGAATAACATCTTGCCACCATGCTTTGTGATATTCAGTAACTCGGTCTGTTTCTTTAAGATTGTAACGCGTTCGTAACTGTTCAATTTCATTGAAGAATGCAGCTTGTTGATCTTCAAAATCATATACTCTACCCAATTTAATTTTTTGTGGAGGAATAAATGAAAATGTTTTTTGAAGATGTGCATTAGCATCTTGAATAATTCTTTGCAAAGTACCGCCGCCTGTCATATCAGTTTCTACAACATTTGCTTTATCATCATATTCAACTAGATTATGAAATTGTAATACTGCTACATTATATGATATTACATTTTTAGTTGCAGGATAAATAATTTCCATGTTAGCAAATACGCGTCCGTTTTTAAATATTCGATCTAATTCAGCTTGATTGATTTGACTAAATGCTTCAGCTAAATCTTCTGCTGCTCCGCCAAATGCATCTGATATAGGTCCTCGTCCGCCAAATTTATCTTGCAATTCTTGTACTGACATTGGATTGATTACAGTGCCTTTATTTCTAGCAAATCCAATTTGTCCGTCTTTCCATGTTACTTGAATATTCTGTCCGTCAGTTTTTTCAGTAACTGCAGATTCTATATCTAATCGTCCTTCTAATGCTCTAGAAACTAATTCCTTCATTTCATTGAAAGTTAATCCATGGTCATCGTATGGGTGCGCCATATGTCCTGCTGCGCCGCCTTCGGTAAGCATTTTCGATTCCGTTAATTCAGGATTATTATCATGACCACATTCATGACAAACATATAAATCTTTGCCTCCGGTTTCTACGGGCCAACTATGTGAACATTTTTTGCATTTAATTCTATCGCCACGTTTAGGCATTGCTGATTCAATTTTATAAATTACATCTTTAGGATTATTTGGTTGCCATTGTTTACGTTGTGCTTTAATGGCACGAGGAATCAATTTAATTTGACCTTTTTGACGATCAAATTCTAATTGAAATGGCATATGTAATGGAACATCGAATTGGTAATCAGATTCTACTGCCGTCGGATTCCCAGATTGAAATTGTTGCACAATTTTTTCACCATATTCGTCTGATAAATCTCTAAACAAGTTTTCTAAGTCTTCTAAACGAATTGTTCCTTCATTTCTAGGATCATTTAATCGTTCAATGAAATGAGTAAACTTGCCTTGAAAATCTACATCAATTCCATGGCGTTTAAAAAATCTATCAACTATTGGTTCTATTTGTGCTAATTCATCACGTGTAATATAATTTTCTGAAATAATAGATTCTATTAATTTAGCACCTACAACCGTTTTAGCAAAATTATCAAAATCATATACGAATTCCTCACCTCGATGTTTTTCTAGAAAAGACCGTAAATGATCAATTTTTGAATCATGTTTTGATTTTTCTTTAGGATTCATTATTGCTTCAATAACTTCTTGAACATCTTCTTGCAATGCAGAAGCCCACCAATCTTTAGTAAATAATGAAGCTTCTTGCATACCTTTTAAAATTTGCCAAGCATTTTTAACATATGCATCTTCAAATTGAGGATATGATGCACGAAATATTTCATAATCATCATTAGCTAATGATTGACGTACAACTGTTGCAGAAATAGGTTCTCCATTTGAATATGTTAATGGGTCTACATTGATACTTAATTCAGTTGCATCAATTCCAGCTGGCATTTTACGTCCTGTTTTATCGCCTATTGTAATGTATTTATCTACATTAGGAACAAAATCTTTTGTGCGAACATAATCATCTCCTTTAGATGATGCTGCCATTGCAAATCGACCTGTCGAATCTTCTGGCAATGCAAATAGATATTCATATGCAGCCATGATAGGAGAATTAAATTCGGTAGGTTGTATTTTAATTTTTGGATTTGTATTCAATAATTCAAACATCTCCATTGTTTTATTTCGTGTAATTCCGTCTCGTTCTTTTGGTCCAATTAAAAGAATTACTTGTTCTACATTAGGATCTTGTGCATATCTAGTTGCTAATTCTAAATGAGCTCCTGTTAATGGTTTGAATCCGCCAGGAAATAAAACTGTTATTTTGTTCATTGTGTTTCCGTTTTATATAAATATATTATGTCCAAGAACCAGTAGTATACATTACATTCCAACGTCCTTGACCATTACTTACAACTTTCATTGCAGAATTAATTTGTGTCGTTGTTTTTGTTGCAACTCCATCAATTGTATCTGTGCCAGATGGGCTTAATACAACGGTACCGCCAGTTTGGCGATATTTGAATTCTAAAACTCGTCCTTCTTCTCTATATGAACCGGTTGGTAACGTAATTGTAACGGTACCGGAAGAATTTGTTGCAGTTATAAAATAATCTGAAACTGCTACTGAAGAATTTGTTGAAATTTCTCTATATTTGTAATGTACGCCTGACTGCATCATAGTTCGGCGGTCGTCGCCGTTGGCGGATCCGGAAAATGCAATATGTGGTTCATTACCTGATGTGGTTTCACCTAAGAAAACGCCCCAATATGGTTCATTTGCATTTAATAATTGATTTGTATTATTAGATGCGCCTTGTATAATTTCTAAAGGCATACTAGGAAATGTTGGATTTTGGAAAACCAATGCAGGACCTAGTTGACCGATGCCTCCAGGAATCGAACCTGACCTAACTATAGTTATAATTCCTCCATCACCTGGGCTATTATCTCCATCGCCAACGGTTAATGATCTACGAAATGTATAATCTGTCGGTGTTTCTGTACCACCTAAACTGTAATTATTACTACCAATTTTTACAAAATTTAAAACTGCGCCGTCAGTCAAATCGATTACGTCGTATGACGTCGGCGTTGGAGCAGATTTACTTAAGTAAATGTCATACATTCGATTGCCAGGTTCATTTACAAATATCGTAAATATCGAAGACCCGCCGCCTAATGGGTTTGATGGGAGGATAACTTCTCCAAATGGATATAATAATGTGCATTCTAAAGATGCAACAACAGCGATTTCGCCGCCTAAAGCCCCGTCTAAACGTATTCTATATGCTGTTTGTGCACCTGGTGGCGATGTTAATGGCGTATATGTTTGCAAGTAACTAGATGAATTTGCTGATGTTATTGAAACTATTTTATTTGTAATAACATTAGCAAGAGCAGTACCTGAAAATATGCCGTTATTTGCAAATACGGTACCGCTACTACTTAATAAAAAGTTACTAGCAGAAATTTGTAATATACCATTACTTCCACTAATATATGATGATGACGGATTTCCGAAAAAGAATTTATCAGTTCGTACATCTATTTCAGAATCGCTAGTTGAATATCTAAAATAACTAGATGTATTTGCATAAAGTTCTAATCCTACTCCACTATATGGAACATTACCTTTTGTAGTTTGTCCCGGTAATGCAGATCCAGACCACAATAAAAACCCAGGAAATCCGGATGTAAATCCTTCATAACCTAATGATCTTACAAACCCAGAATTTGGATATCCGCTTATGCCAATCCCACTTTCTAATGAATCTGCTACATACAAAGATCCAGTAAGCATTGAATAATTTCCATCGATGTATCGATTTCCGCCTTCCCAATCTTTATTATAAACGTATGATGTTTGTTTGCTTTTTTCACCATTGACATTGTAATATTCAACTTTAAATGAAATTTGATTGTCAATTTTATGTGTAGTCGGAACAAATGATTTTATTCTAGTATAATTCGGCGAATAACCGGCATCATTATCTGATGTAACATGAATATCAGAAACTGTCCATGTTCCACTTTCGACTACAAGCAATAAAGTACCAGTTCCTGTATAATTTGCTTCAAAGCTAAATGTTTGGTCATCAAAACGCTGTGTTGTGCCGTTAACTGCTAATTGCCCAATACGTTTACCTAACTTCTTCGGAAATGTTTGATTGAAATAATCCGTTGGATCTTGATAAAATGAACTACCAGATAAATAAATTGCCAACGTTGGTTGCGTGCTACCGGATTGCGTACCTATAGCATCGAGTGTAACTTTATATGAAGAATTTTCTAAAAATACTCCAGCATATGCAGATTTAATTTGTGCTATCGAAACTGATGATGATGCATCTAAATTAATAGCATTAGTTATCAACATTCCGTTTTCAATTGATGCTGTGGTCCAAGTTAAAGTAGGTGCAACAGCTGTTGTTACGCCGTTATATGAAATTCCTTCCCAATACGTATTAACAATGCTCTGTGTTGCAAATATACCTATAGATTTATCTGGATACAATGAAGCAGTGCTCGGAACGAATATTTCTGTTTCTTCTAATTCTACATCATTAATTAATTCCCATGTGCCAACAGTACCATTATTGTTAGTAAATACTTTAATACGAGATACATCGCCAGTTGCTGGCTCTAAATCTTTAACTTGTATGTATGCAAATGATTCTGAATTTTGAGTTTCAATGTATGTTGGTGACTGTTCATAATACAAAGAAAATGATGATGCATCGAAAC